CTGGCATTTCTTCCCCAAGTCAGTGCTGATGATACTAATAATGCACTGTCCTTTCGCAGATTCCGCTGTTACGGCGTATGTATCCCAGTTCTTCATCAGAAGATCAGATTCCATCCCGGCATTGTCCATATCCTTAAATAGCTTCGGATTGGCTCTCTGGATCCGATGCAGTAGTTCTTTTGCTTCTCCTGCATACCACTGGCCTGCCCCGATGGTAATTGCAATCTCATTGTCGCAATTTGCCCCTGCTCCGGCAAAGCAGGAATAATCCTGTCTACCATAGACCTGATCTCCGGATTCCACTGCATACAGATTTTTTCTCAGAACGGTTATGTTTTGCTTGTCCATAAGCATTTCCTCCAAAAGGGATGATTTCTCATCCCCTATTCGTCTTTATTCACCTGTTTTACAATCTGGTTCACATATGTAGAAAGACCAGCGATCAAAATTCCCTGTGTGATTGCTGTAAAGATTGCCATTGCAATATCCTGTCCGGTATCGCAGGTGCAGGTGGCAAACACATAGATCGCACAGATTGCAATGCTTATTCCACCAAGGATAAGTGGGATGTACTTATCCTTTACTGCCTGTGCCTGTTTTAATGCCATTCCCACAAAATACAGGGCAATTGCTACTACGATTAGTTCTGGTTTTACATAATTTGTGATCTGTTCCATAATCATTCTCCTTTTCTTTCCAGGTCTTCTATTCTATGATTCGCAACCTTAATCTGTTCCTCATGTACACTCATTTTTTCTTCCAGAGCATAAGTTCTTTTGATAAGGTTATTATGTTCATTCACTCTTTTGGTCAACTCTTCCAGCTTGTACTCCATAAGAGTTCGCGTCTTTTCCTGCTGTGCATTATTGCTGATCACGCATACAATTAATGTAACCGCCGCACTGATGCAGGCTGAAATGATTGTTTCCATTTCTTTTTCCTTTCTGGCAATTGCGCCGGCGCAATTTTAGATAAAATAAAAGAAGCCTCTCGGCTCCGCTCTGATTCTTTTCATAAATTTCTCCTAAGCAAAAAGAGAGCATTTCTGCTCTCTCTAAGTTTTATATTAGTCATAATTATTTCAGAACATTAAAACAAATATGATTTATTTTCCGAGATTCTTAAGATTTCATATGACATGTTTATGAAGTTCATTTTTTCAAACAAATTTAATTCCTGATATTTTTTAGTAACCTCCTCTTCTGATATCTTTATGATACTTTCATTCAACACTTCACTTACTCCTGCTCCAGCTCGAACAGTAATATCATATATGAACCAGCCATTTTTGTCATAGCATATCATTATATCTCTATCTTCGTCAGTTCCTTCACTTCTTGCTGCTCTGCTTGTGCTTCTAAGTGTAGCAAAAGGAATTAACGTTCTACTAGCCAATCCATATTTCTCTATCTTATTTTTGTCATAATTAATTTCAAGTTCCTTCGAAACAGCTAAAATAATTTTTTGAATTTCCTCGTTACTCATTCGTATATCCTCCTTCAAAAACTGATAAGAAAATTATACCACACCAACAAGTACCATTCAATTATTGATATATATATAATTTATTCCAAATTCAGTGCTTCTCGAATCGCTTCCAGATCATCTGTTGTCAATGCTGGATAATCCGCTACAATGTCCTCGAATACTTCTCCATCAGTAATATATCCTTTTCTTCTATCGTCATGTTCTATAATTCCTGTATCAGAATTAATATATGAATTGGCAGTACATTTCGAAATATCTAACAGGTTCTTTCCAAACTGTGAGAATGAGTTTATGTCTACCCATTCTTTTGATTCTGATGATGACGGATATTTATATGTTTCTTCTGCTCCAGTGAATTTTTCCGGACGTTCCTTCTCAGAAAATATTCAGTCATTATCTCCGCAGTTTGTAGTAACTTATAACGAGTCATTCCATGCTGAGAGTCTGGGGCTCGAATCAATTTGTGGAATGGGATATCGCAAATCATTAGAATTTTTAATCAAAGACTATGTGATTTCTAAAAACCCTAGTGAAAAATCAAAAGTAGAGAAACTTCCTTTAGCAAAGTGTATTTCTACTTACATATCAGATGAACGCTTAAAAGCACTTGCAACAGCTTCTACATGGCTTGGTAACGATCAAACCCATTACATACAAAAACATTCGGTACATGGATTAAAAGAACTTAAACAGTTCATCAATGCATTTGTTACATTTATCGATGCTGATTTGGCATATCAAGATGCCGTATCATTCATTTCAGGTTCATCAAATTGATTTATCCTCCCCTCTGCAACGAGTATTCCATCCTTTGTCCAATACTGGATTACTGTCTGCAGAGGGGTTCCTTTTCCATTGATTTCTTTTACCTGTTTGACTTTAATCATTGGTACTTCTTTTGCATACACTATACCTGGCTTCCTCACTTGTGTTTCTATATCCTTTCGGATCGCTATGCGACTGCCGCGGATTAGGCCGTCATGCCCGGTAAGCGGCTGCTCTTTGACGCACAATCCTTCCTGATCGGCAGCAGTCAGTAACTGTTCGTAGTTCAATTGGGATCACCCCTTCAAGTAAATAATGCAGATTAGCAATAGTAGCTGATCTGATGAAATGTTGCATACCAGAGGTCAAGAACATCTTTGCTTCGAGCCTCTATAGTCTGCATGATAAATCGTAGTTGCTTAGCGGGAATCTTTGATTTATTATGGCAAAGAAGAGATCCACCGTTTCGAGTAATCCATATTTTGGTTGCGGTAGGAGATGGAACTCCCTCACATACATGGACATGTACTGGTTCTAAAGGGTCATTTTCATTTACCCAGAAATATATTATATAAGAACCAATCTTAAAAACTCGAGGCATTATCCATACCTCCTTCAAATCCTCCTTCGCGGGCTAACTGCATAATAATGTGAGCAACAGATGCCAGATAATCCTGAAAATATTTAATTTCTTCATCAGAGAATCCATCAATATTTTCCCATTTATAATCAGGCAACCAACATGAAGCGGAATGGAATCCGCCGTAAACAGGCTTTTCGATGCGAACTTCAACCTGCTCTTTACCGTCCTTCTGAAGCGATTCAGAATGAACAATCTCTGTATTGTCGTTTAGTGTCATAAATGGATAAAGCATAATAACATCTCCCTTCTATTACCATTTACTATCATCATTCATAATATCCAGATCATGCTGAACACCCTCAGGAGTCTGTTCTACATCCGTCCTGGCATGAGCTGCAAGAAGATCTTCTTCCATCTGCTGGGTGGAGAGGAGATTCTTGGAATAGGTAAGAACCTTTCTCTGGTTGTGAGGAGATAACTGATTACATACTTCTATGATCTCCTTGCACTGAGCAGAGACGGAAGAGTTTCGAACAGATTCTGTTTTATTAGGAACTCTTTCCATAGGAACATCAGCAGTAGATTTCCAACCCATTAAATCAGCAGGAGTAGTATCTAATGCTCTGGCTAAAGGCTCTAAAATGGGCGTTGGCATATTTTCTATATCTCCGTTTTCATATCTATATATTGTGGCTCGTGACTTACCAATTTTCTGAGCTAAATCATCAGCTGTAAGACCAAGTTCTATTCGACGTTGCTTTATCCGATCTCCTGTATTCATATCGGCACCTCCTATGCTTTGTATAATAACATATGATTCGCAAATTTGCAACACATAAGTGATAAATACGCACAAAAAATCTCAAAAATGAGAAAATACGGTTGACAAAGAAATGTTAAGGTGATATTGTAAATATAGTCGCAGATATGAGAAAAAAGGAGGCGAGAAAATGGTAAATGTAAATAAACTAAGAGGGAAAATAGTGGAATGCGGCTTGAACACTTCTGAGCTTGCAAACTTGATAGGTATTGATAGAACGACCTTATACAGGAAATTCAATGCAGATGGAGAGACACTTACCATCAGAGAAGCTGATTTGATTTCGAAAGAGCTTAATCTCTCTCGTGACGAAGTAAATGATATTTTTTTTAGTCAGTTTGTCGCATAAATGAGACAAATGAGCAACCATGATAAAAGAAAAGAGGTGAGACAAGTGAAACCATTAAAAAACAAAAAAGAGGAAACGACAGAAGAACGACTTAGAAAAGCGAGAAGAGATACTCGTCAGGCAATTTACATAGCACTGGCAAGTATCGGTATCTCACTTGCTCAGATTATTTCAGCATTTGTGAAAGCATATTTACAATTGAAGTAGCATACGCGGAAAGAAAAGGGGCGGCAAGAGCGACGATGATCGCAAGGATAGCTAAAATTTTTGAGAAAAGAGCATCTCGTCGTGCAATCTTTGCTTCAGCTTCTGCGTGTTCAGCAGCCGCTTGAGCCAGATCTGCCTGTTTTTTAGATGCGTCAGCTTGCTTTTCGACAGATGCAACCATGGACTTGAACATACTGATATTTTCTTCTTGAGTCTGCCTTACAGAGAGATAGCCGATTCCTTTTTCTGTAACGGAATACTCTGAAAAGACAGGGGTTGCTACATCGGTGGTTAAGTCATAGTCAATTACATGGTTTTCTATTAAACCGTACTCAAGTAATTGATTGATACATGAATCAGAGAAAGCAGTGCTTGATGTATCTACAGAAGAATTGGCGAGTTTTTGTAAAGTTTCATAAGATTCATTGCTTAGAAAAATGTTATCCATAAAGACTCCTTTCAATTTTATTAACACGAGTTATATGACTACAGAATAGGAGAAACACAAAGAAAAGTCAATGGGTGGATATCCAGAAAGAGGTGAGAGAAGCAGAAAAATCTTGTGTGCTTGCCGAAGAAATCGGGCATTATCGCACCAGCTCCGGAAACATTTTAGACCAGAATAAGGCAGAAAGCCGAAAGCAGGAGTATCGAGCTCGGCTTTATGGGTATAATCTAAAGATTGGGCTTGCCGGTCTGATCAGGGCTTATGAAGCAGGATGTGGGAATCTTTATGAGATGGCTGAATATCTGGATGCTACGGAGGAATATTTAAAAGAGG